AACCATTTATGGATAGTAGCGGCTTTAGCAGCAGCGGCGCCACCACCTTGTGTTGGAGGACTTCCAGCACTGTTAGAACCACTAGAACCACTTGAACCAGTGTCGCCCAAAGAACCAATGGTTGTTACATCAGATAGTAAACCACCGCTTTTTACGTCAGATAATAAATTTGGATTTGAAACATCCATACTTTGGGTTACGTTTGCGGACGTAATAGGTAATCCAGCACCTTTTAATTCTGAAGGGTCTACGGGATTGTTAGGGCCATGCCAAACTTCGTAATGTAAATGTGGGCCAGTAGCATTACCTGACTTGCCAGATTCACCAATTTTTTGTCCTTGAAATACTCTTGTTCCAGGAGTTGCTTGTTTAGACCTTAAGTGTGCGTAAAGAGAGGAATAGCCATCTGCATGGTCAATTAATACTGCTTGTCCATAATCAGCGCTTAATACTTTGTCAGAAATAACGCCTTCTTTAACTGCTACTACAGGTGTTCCAACTTTAACGTTGTAGTCTGTTCCTTGGTGAACTCCACCAGTGCTATCCCAGTTACCGCCTTGTGCATCCCGTGCACCGTATGCAGCACTTACAAGGTTGTTTGCATATTTTCCTGAGTTTAAATTACGACCACCAAAAGAAGAACCGTAACCTGGTGTACCTCCTCCACCAAAAGCAAGAGCGGCACCTCCACTAGCAATTGCTAATCCTGGTACAACTCCAGCACCAGTGGCTGCCATGATGCCGCCACCAACCATCATTAAGCCGCCAATAATTTTTTTGCCAGCGCTAAATAGTCCTTGAGCACCCTTCTTTAAAGCAGAACCTTGTGGGTTACCTTGTAGACCATCTAAGTAACCCTTTAAGGTAGACATAGACGCAATAGTTTCTTTCATAACATTGTTAAACGTTTCAATGGTTCCTGCTGCAGCGCTTAAACCAGAAATAGTATTTTTTTCTGAGGCTTGTTGAATCATGGTGGAAGAAGTATTCATTCGGTAAAGTGGGTCAAAAGGATTTTGGTTATCTTTAGCAGACTTTGCAGAGGCAAGGTCAGGGTTTTTTCCTCCAGCAATATCAATAAATGCTTGGCTAATCATCTGTTGTTGGTCTGCGTTCATACCCAAACCTTGTAAGTTTAGTCCTGCATAACCACTACGAAGAGATTCTTGAACGCTTTTAGATGTAGCACCGCCTGGGAACATAACGCTATAAAGTTGCTTAGCAATGTCACCAACACTTTTAGCCTCACCATTTGCACCCATAGTTGTAATGCCATATTGATAAAGTTGAGCAGACATCGGCCCACCTTGTAGCCCTGCAATTGCAGAGGCTGCATTTTCATTTTGCATTCCAAGGTAAGTTGCCGCACCTCGTGTTTGGCGGGCGGCAGATAAATAATCTTTACTACCTGGAACATAACCAGCATTTGCAAGGATGTTTGCAACATTTGCGTCAGAGCCAATGCTGCTCAGTCCACCTTTTAATGCGCTAAAAGTTGCTTGTGCTAATCCTGCTCGTGCCATTCCTGGAGAACGTAGCGCTGCTTGATAGTATGAACCAGCACGGTTTACTACGCCAGAAGAATCTGGAGCAGCGTCGTAAACAGTTCCAACAACAGCCTTTACTGCCCCCATCATTCCAGAGCCAATTGCAGCATACCCTTGGCCTTTGACCATGTTTGCCATACTAGAGCCAACCATAGGTACGCCACCAAAAGAAGCGCCGCCACCGTTAGCAACGGTTCCTCCACCTGTTCCGCCGCCAGTGCCTTTACCACCGTTGGTGTTCATGCTCTTAGGCGTTGTTGGCGGCTCACTGAAACCAGCAAGTGAGCCGTCTAGTTTGTTACCACCAGTTGAGCCAACTCCACGTTGACCACCTTTTCCAACAATGCCTTTAATAGAAGAGAAAATGCCACCTGCATCTTTGCCCGTTGATGTAAGGGCAGCGTGCATTTTGTTAATTTGCTCAGTAAGTTTAGCGATGTCAGCGGTTAAGGCTTTTACATCTGCTGCATAACCCATGTCATCTCCTTAACTCTTTAACTGGTGTATTTGTAACCAGTTGTCTCTTTCTCTTCTTGACAGATTTTGTATATCTGCCAACGTCCATCCTGGGTAGTAGTCCGCTACTCTTTTCCACTCAAAAAGTAATTGAGCGTATGAAATTCTGCTAGAAACGAAACAAGGTGCCTAAACTAATAGGGACCTGTACCTCGCCTTCACAATCTGGGCAATCAAGCGTTAAGTCGTTAAACTGTGGTCCACATAGTCGGTTGTTGATTTCGTCAACAATCTTGCGACGGTCTGTAAGGCCGATGTTTAATACTTGAATCTTGCTTACTACTGGTGAATCTCCAATTTTAACAACTGTATTCTGTAAAAGAAGTGTGTTTAGTTCAGGGATTGTTTTATCCGCACTAAGAAGTAGTTCTTTTTGAGTAATACCAGTTGGTAGTTGTACTAAGTATTCAGTTTTACCTTTTACGGTAAATGTACGGTCATTAACTGGGTCTGTTAAAACCTTTACCTTAATGTCTTTATCAATTTCTATATCAACTTCTTTGGTCTCTGCACAAGAGCCACAATAGCCACCCAAGTGTGCAATGTTTCCAAATGTTGCTTTAAAAATTCCTACAAGAAGCATGTCTCGGTCACCTGAAAGGAGAGCATCTAACATTTTTTCAGACACTGGCTCATCACCAACACGTACGGTTCCACGCTTTAAGATTGTTAAAAGCGCTTTACCCAAAGTGCTTGCCTTTGAGATTTCTTCTTCGTCACGACCATTTAGTTCACGTACTTCTGCTTCGGTAGCAACCTCCCCAGCGGATGTTATGTATCCGCCAGGAAGGTTAACTACTGTGTCCGAAGGAGGTGTAATCGTTACTTCTATTTCTTGAGGCTGTTCAGCCATCATGTCTTGAGCGGCTTTGTTTGCCATTGCGGGATTAGCCGCTGCACTAATTGTTTTCGTCATGTTATTCCTTTGTTAGATTAGAAGTCTGCTGCGTTTTCAAATGCCTTAGTTGTAGTGTTAAACGCACCCCAGTTGAGGTCAAAGCCTTCGTGTACGAGGGTCATTTGTTCAACGTAGAGAGCATTATCACCAGCGTTTAAGTCTGAGTATGCCACTGTTGTAGGCCATGCATTGAACACTTTAAAGCGCATTGCAACTTCATCTTTTGGTGCAGTCGCTGCTCCCTCACCAGAAAGTACGTTTGCACCTGAAGATGGGATTGGGTGGTTTAATACCGCAATCTCAAGGTCGCAACGAAAGTTCTTTCCTAATGCAAGGGTTGAACCGCCAGCCTGTACAGTTGCGAACAACTGCTTCATCCAATCCCAGTTTTGCTTGCTTCCGAGGATTACGCCACGTTGCAAAGTAATGGGTGTAAATGATGTCTGTCCTGGAATTTGGTGAACAGTGGTGTTGTATCCACCTTCACGGTAAGGGATTGAGTCTGTTGTTACAGCCAATCCAGATACTGAGGTAAAGCCCATAGGGATAGTTGTGCTACCCAAGGCAGTATTGCCTGTATCTTGTGGTTCAAATGTTACCAAGAACCGAAAGTTACGTACTGGGTCTGTGGCTAACGTTGAGCGGCTATTTACTATTGCCATTGTGTTTTTTCTCCTTCGTCCTAGTTAATTGTCTTTTGACTTAGGTCAATGACAATGAACTCTGCTGGGTATTGGAGTGCTACACCAACTTGGATGTGCACTTCGCCGTTAGCGATTGTGGTTGCTGTGTTGTTTTCTGCATCACACTTGATGAAGAAAGCCTGAGCGTTATTTGCACCACGAAGTCCGCCTTGGTTCTTGTATTCAGTGAGGAACACGGTAAGTGTGCTGCGGATACGTGACCACAACTTCTCGTCATTGTTCTCAAAAATAGCAAACTCTGTGTTGTTCTTGAGTTGCTTACGAATGTAGATAAGTGAACGGCGCATGTTTACATACTTGTTCGCTGTACCATCTTGCTTAAGTGTGCGAGCACCCATTACAGAAAGACCTGCACCAGGAATCTGGCGAAGTGGATTAACTGGTGATGTACTTGCGTTCATTGAGTCTAGTTCTGCAGAAGTAAAAGTTTTTTCTACAGAAACAACACCAGCAACAGTTGTTTGAATACCTGCTGGAGCCTTAAAGACACCACGGCTTGCATCTGTTGCCATGTAAAGACCTGCAATTGCACCTGATGGTCCAATTAGACGAAGAGCGCCTGTACCACGACCTACTGGGTCTGAGATATAAACGTGTGGATAGTAGACAGCACCAAAACTGGTGTCAGTCAAACTTCCTGCTGCTGAAATTGCGTTAGCAACTGTTAGGCCTGCTGCTGTTTCAATAACAACAAAACCATTATTGTCTTCTGCCCATGAAGTAGCAGCATCAATAACTGAAACTTCAGCAGAAGCAAGTGCGGCCCAAATTCCTGGAAGGAATAGAACAAGAGGACGGTCTAGTGCTGAGAACCGCTCAAACACTGAACTTCCGCTACTCTTGTAGTCTGTGTAGTCAGCAGCCACTGGAGTTGTTCCGTTGTCTCCACCTGTAAGTGGGTATGTTGTAAGAACAGGTGCTCCTGAACCATCTACGGCAGCAACAGTGATATTAGCAGAAACTGTGTTGATAACAACGTTTGCAAAATCACTTGAAGCATCGTCATTAAACACAATATTTTCGTAACGCTCAAGTAGAACGTCGTCTGAGATACTGCCTGCTACACCTGCTTCTCTGTACACGGTGAGTGTATAAGTAGAGGCTACTGAACCAGCAGTTACTACAACACGAAGGTTGTTTCCGTCTGCTCCTGCGTTTTTAGCAGTAACAGTACAAACATTGTCAGAGGCAGAAGTTTGGATAATTACACTTGCTGCATCTGCGTCTGCTTTAAGAAGGCGTTGAACATAAAGTTCTTTTCCTCCGTTTGAGAAGTAAGAGCCAACCTGGAAGGTGGCTGGGTAGGCGGCGTTGTAGCCACCAAAATACTTGGTAAATTCA